CTTACATCTGCTTCAGCATCAATAACAACTTCATCACCGTCTACCAATATAGAGTCAGTGATAATGTCACCTTCTACACCAGTAGGTAATACTACAGCCTGTGATATAATAGTAGGTGATCCTATGCCACCTGTACCTGCTACACCTGTTAAGGCTATATCTGCTTCAGCATCAATGATGATCTCGTCGCCTGTCACCAGAGGATCATCTGTAATGATTTCGCCTTCAACACCTGTCGGTACTATGACTGCTTTAGCTACTACAGTTACATCATTTGTTGCACCTGTAGCTGATACACTGCTTGGTGTGAATACTACACCTGTACCGCCTGTGGCTGTGACTGTGTTTACTGCGCCTGTAGCTTGTACGCCTGTTAATGCACCTGTAGTTGCTTCAGCTTGTGAAGTAGGTGAACCAATAGCACCGTCACCTTGTGTGCCTGTAAGATCAACATTGGTACGTGAGCTAACGTCAACTCCTGCACCATTGATTACACCTGTACCTGCTACACCAGTAAGTACTACTGCAATGTCGGCCTGTTCATAGCTTTCACCAAAGGTAGCTACGGAGAAAGGATTAGTTGAGTAGGCCATGCTTTACTCCTTATGCAGCAGCATCACTTGCGAGTACACCGTACCAGTTAGAACCACCATCACGTGTATGGAAGACTAGAATATCTGTTTCACCTGAAGCAGGAGCATCTGGGGCTGTACCACCTGCCCACTTAACAGATGCGGGCCATGTGACTGTGCCGCCGTTGCCTGTTAGCTGTAGGACGAATCCCATGATCCAACCACTGTCTGCACCACTAAATGTGAATGTAGTGTTGCCTGTCATTGTCAGGCTAAATGCACCTGCGTTGTCTACGTTACATGTAGGTGTTGTACCTGATAGTGCATCGTAATCTTCTGCATTAGAGCCATCAGTGTACAAGTTACCGTTGATAGAAACACCATTGCTCAGTGTGTCTAGTTTGGATGAGTTATTATGATAAAGATTAACTGGCCCATTTAGGTCACACTTTAGCATCCATTCATTGTTTACATCGTTGTAAATACCTGTAGTGTTGCTGTTGTCATGCATAAACACAACACGACCACCAATGCTATAGCCTTCCCAACCTGCGTGACCACCGCCATCAATCTCAATAGAGCCGTAGCTGCCAGAGACAGGACGGAAGTAGCCGTTGCCTGTGTCGCCTAGACGTACACCTGTGGTATTGACTGTGATTTCACTAGAGCCGCCCGCATAAAGAGTTATAGTGTCAGTACCAAAGGCAAGAGATGTATTTGTATCACCTTCGTGATAAAGTGTTCCCGCAAGGTAAATGTTGTCTACGGCATTCAGGCTACCGTTGATGTTAAGCCCTGCAAATGATGGACTGTTTGTTGTGTTTAAACTCTGGTTAGCTGAGTATGTTGTGTAACCACTAGGGTTTGATGCATCGTATTTTGCATCCAATGCAGTCTGCAATCCATCTACATTTGAGATAACGTGGTTGTGGCTATCGTCTGCTACAGTAGTAGTAATGGTTACGTTACCTGAACCATCAAATGTTGTACTACCTGAAACATCACCCGATAAAGCAATGCTACGTGCAGTTGCTAGTGTGCTTGCTGTACTTGCGTTACCACTAAGAGCAGCAGTAATAGTACCTGCACTAAAGTTACCTGATGCATCACGAGCTACAACTTTAGATGCTGTATTGTTTGGTGTAGCATCTACGCCGATAGTAAGAGCAGCACCTTCGGAACCTGCAGCACCACCTGTAATGTAGTTACCTGAAGCCACAGAACCTACGTAGTTACCTGTAGTGTCAGTACCTAATGCTACAGAGTTAGCAGCAATAGTAGTTGCGATAGATGCGTTACCTGTACCATCTACACCTGTAACACTACCTGTGACATCACCTGTCAAGCTGATAGTACGTCCTGTTGCCCAAGCTGTTGCAGTAGCTGCATTGCCTGTTGTGTCTTGGTTACCTGTAGTGTTAACACCTGGTAAGTTAATACTTGCTGTACCATCAAATGATACACCACCAATGTTACGAGCAGTCTCAAGGGCTGTAGCAGTATCAGCATTACCTGTTACATCACCAGTGACGTTACCTGTCACGTTTCCTGTTAAGGCTGCTGATACAGTATTAAATGTTACATCTGCTGTAGTACCAACGTCCTGACCAATTGCCACATCGTTAGCATTAACTGTAACACCTGTACCTGCACCTACAGCAAATGTTGTACCTGTTAGAGTAAGACCATCACCTGCCGCATATACAGCAGTCTCAGCAATAACAGTAAATGTAATATTAGTAGTACCAAACGTAATAGTACCACTAGTGTTCATCACATATAGTTCACCTGCACCTGTGTCACCTTCAGAGATGAAGAATGCATCACCTTCACCAAGAGCATCAGGATCAGATGCACCATAGCTATCTGCGTCTGTGGCACGTGTAAGTACCCAGTTAGTAGATGCTGAACCTGTGTTGGTTACAGTGTAGATACCGTTGTGTGCAGCATTTGTTTGATTATAAATAAGTACACGGTCACTAGTGCTTAATGTAACACCATCAATGACTAGTGCTGCCTGTGTACCTGAGTTTGTAAGAGTAGCACCTACACCTGATGTACCATTGTCATACGCAGCAGTAAGGTTGCTTGGTGCTTCAACACGACAAGGTGTATGGTAGTGAATACCTGCTGCAGCAATCGTATCAACATACTGTTTTGTCGCAGCTTGTAATGCAGTTTGAGGATCACGATTAAGATCAAGATCACCTGCAGCATTGAAGAATGCAGCTTTACCTGCAGGTTGTGAAATAAATACTTCAGCTTGTGCTGTAAGACTTACTGCACTACCAGAGTTAGAACTTGCTAAAATGGTAGTACGAGCTAGGGTTGTAGTACCTTCTGTCCACGTTCCTAGCCCGACTTCCCATTCATTAGTGCTTGGCTCAAAGATACTGTAATAAGTAGTATCACCGTCTGTCAAAGCAGCAGCAAAAGTCTGGAAGCCATCTACTGTACCGTTAAGTACAATACTGCCTGTACCAGTAGTGGTAGTAGTTTGTTTTACTCTGTCTTTTAATACGAGAGCCATAGTCTATGCTCCTATTATGCGATACGGATAATTGCGTTAGATGCGTCTGCAGTTGGGAACTGGATTGTGTAGTCGCCGTTTGTTGATGTCTGTGTTCCACCAAAGTCGATTACTGCAATAGCTCTGTTAGAAGCTGATGCATTATAGATAATACAACCATCTGCTGAAATAGTTGAAGAAGTAAATACTTCATCGTCAATGTCTACGATAGCTGTTGTGCCATCTGTAGAGATAGTAACATTGTCTAGTACTTGACCACCTGCAGTGTAACCTGTACCTGTAGCTTCGTCTGAGTTACCAGTTACGTCTGAGTAGTTAGTAGTTGCTGCACCATACGTACCTGTAGGTGTAGCTTTAATTAGTGCAAGCTTAATGGAGTGAGTATCCAAATCATGAGTACCACCCAAAAGTTCTGATTTAAAGCTTGTACACATTGCTGTTGTGATAGCCATTTTTGGATTCCTTTACATTTTCCGAGGTTCTATGAAATTGTTACGGTGTAACGTTTTCAATTCTTCTAAAGTTGTAACAACTATACATTCAATGTCAGTATAACCATTACGTTTAGCATAATCGTATCTATTGTTACCGATCATACATCTGTACGTTTCTGATACAACATCAGGAACATGTCTGCGTTCAAAGCTTTTAAATGTTTCTACATAATCACTTTGTTTACAAACTAATATAGGATTTAGCATTCCCTTAGTATCTAAAGATTTATTAAATATATTATCAAATGCTAAATCTTTTATATCATCTTTAACACTATAAATATTATACAGGGGTATAATTTTAGTGTCAAACCGTTTTTGGGTACACTGTAAAATTCGTTTCGATTCGTGTTGTATATACATCAGTTACCGTAAAATATGGTTCAAACAGTTCTACCCACCAATCTGCATCCTTAACAATCTTGTGGGCATTAGTGCCATCAGATAACATTGTTATTGCTTCTTTGGTAGAGATGTTAAAGAAACCACCTTTAGTTACTAAGCTACGTAAGTGTTCCATTACATTGTCTAGTAGATCAGGCTCTACATGTTCCATGACATCACAGCATACTACAAAGTCAGCAGGTGCAGGAAGTTTATCTTTACCTCTTATTCCTGGGTCATATTCATACACAGTATATTGAGGTTTATGTTGATCCATATAAACTTTAAACTTGCCATTGGCACATCCATAGTCTAATATGGTTTTAACTTCTAGGCTCTTCAAAATACTTTCGTATCGGGGTAACTTGTCTATACTGTGTCCACCACCCCATTCGTTTTTAGTGAGTGCATGAGTGTCGTTGAGGACTATTTTGTATTCAGAAGAAACTAGATTCATGTGAATAAGAGGGCCACAGTTAAGCAGCCCTCTCCTTTTGTGTTATATTATGCCAAGTTGTACTTAGCTGTAACCAACGCCTCTGGGCGTAGAATTTTGCGACCGTATAGGTGCATACCACGAACGATGTCTGCGAATGAGTCAGGGTCACGGTATGTTTCAGTCTTGTTGATCTGCTCTGCAGTTGCAACGGCTGAATCGTGTCCTGCCACAATAACACCATAGTTAGTGTTTTGGTTAGCTGTACCTGTTGTTGCAGCACCAGTACCAACTGATGGTAGGTTGTTAGAAACGTGTACACGGAAGCCGTGCAAGTTGTTAATAACTAGACCGTTCATCAAGCCTGATCCACCATAGTCTGCGTTTAGAAGACGTGAATCTTCGTCACGTAGGATTTCCATCAACTCAGGTGAGATGACAACCCAACGACCTGTTGTTGGAACACTTTGTCCGTCCATGATACGTGCCATACGTGACAAGATCATTGCAGGTGATGCATATGCTGTTGGCAATGCTGTAGCACCTGGTAGACGTGCAGCAACTGGAATTGAGTGATCGGCTGCACCACTTGTTGTGATGTTTCCGAAGTCACCTTTGTTCAGCTTGTTAGCTGCCAATAGTTCGTCTGAACCTGCTGCAGAGTTTGCTTTAGTACCGTTTACTGTAGTGTTAACACCATCAGCATTAGTATGTAGAGCAGACTGTGCATAACCAGATAGGTAACCAAGAACTTCTTGGTCATACTGGTCTGCTAGACGATAAGCCGCACGATCAGATGCAAGGCTTTGGAAATTGACGTGGCTATGAGCCTCTTCAATATCGTCTACCTTGAAAGCAAAATAGTTCGCTTTGTCAATGGTCAATGAGAAATCCTCATCGTCCAAATCTTGTGGCGTAATTGTAGTACCACGATCATACGCCTTAACAGTGATCTCAGGTTCTTTGATGATTTTAACTGAGTCGCCCATGTTTGCGATCTCACCAAAATAATCTGAGTTTGTCACTGCTTCAACAACAGATGCCTTGCGGAATGCAAGTTGCACCTGTTTGGAATAGATTACTGGAGAGAAATTACCGTTTGGTAAGTTTCCGTAACCTGCTGCTGTTGAAAATGCCATTGTATTTCTCCTTTAGCATTAAGCATGACAGATGCAAAACTAACTATACTTGTACGAAGGCTAACAGTCTATGGGTGCATATACCTGTAAATATATAATGATCAGTCATATACTTACTGCATACGGGCCACTCTTATTAGGTTGTCCGAAAGGATATGTTGTTTGCGAATAAGTGTAAAGTGGCACAGGTAATCCATATAGGGGCTGTACCACTTACGATTATACATATAGTTATACTTATAAAAATCTATATGTCAATAGCTTATCTAGCATTACCAGATAAATCATATACGAAATTGCCTGTACGGATAGCTTCCATAATTTCATCAGACCGTCTTTCGTATTCTTGTGCAGACATTTTATTTACATCAGATTCCAAGATTGCACCTGAACCATCTGATGATTGTGGACGACTACGTGAGTTACGTGAGTTCACTGAACGTGCAGCGTCCTTGTCTGTATTACGTTTCTTTTTAGTTTGAATGTTCTGATCTGCTTTGTACAAATCAATAGCACGTGCAGCGGCACGAGCATCATTATCATTTTCGTATAGTGCATCTTGTACCCACTTAGGCTGTTCATTTGCCCACTCATGGAAAGTATCACTCTCACGAATTTCATCAAAGTCAGGATGCAGTCGCATTAATTCTGCTTCTGCCTTTTCACGTGCTGCAGTTTCACGCATTTCATCTACTGCACGTACACGTTCTTCTAACTCTGCTGCTTGTTCTTTTGCCTTTTTAATTGCAATTGTTTCAACAATGCCAGCTACATCAGGGTACTTACGCATCCACGCTTCTAGATCATCATCTGATGTAGGTAGCTGCATTTCTTTTTTAGTGGCGGCATTTAGTTGCCCTTCTAAACGATTTAGTCTATCTGTCCACTCTTTTTCTTTATCTTGCATATGCCGACGAAGATCACCATAACGTTTCTTGAAACTCTTCTCTTCAGCATTTGCAGGTTCAGCTTCGGGTTCTACTGCTTCACCTTTTTGTTCAGCTATTAATTGCTCTAGCTCTTCTTCTTCTTTTTTAAGTCGATCTTCGTTTGTGTATTTTTTATTAATAAAAGCGGATTTAGTTTCCACTTCTTTTACCATTGCTTCTGCCATTTGATTTCCTTTACTGGGGCCACCGTAGCCATTCGGGGTGGGGGATGGGTAGCCAGTTCTAATCTAGATAGTTATCGTGTACCTAGACCACGTTTCTTGACTGTAGGTCTTTTTAAAGGCTCAACAGAAATAACATCATTCATTTCTGGCCCAAAGATTTTAGCCAAAGAATTTCCAGCAGCAGTACCTAACACTGAGCTAATACTTTGTTTCTCATCGTCAGAAAGTGATTCATAACGATTAACCATCATTAGTTTGTAATCTTGTAAGTCCATATCATTTCCTTTTATTGACAAATAAGAGTGCTGATTTTTTCCAGTACATATTATTCTCTTGTGGGTATACCATTTCAACTACATCAGTATAGTCTGGTAATATCTTTTCTATTATTTTAAATCTATTTGGTGCTACAAGGTTTTTATATTCTAGTTTGTTTACATCATCTCTGTATGACCAAACAACACCATCAAACGTCATATTACCACGATTTAAAAAGTTTTGTCTATCCTCAAATGTTTCAAACAGATACATAGGATCACAAAACGTAAGTAAGAAGTTACCTTCTTTGTTTACTCTGTTAGATGAACAGTATAGTGAATTTACTGCATCGTCTACAGATTTAGAGTGTACATAGCCTATCCATAGAAAAGTAACTAGGTCATATAAAGTATTAAGTTTTACTTTCTTTATATCACCAACTAAGTACTTTATGTCTTTGCTAGTAGTTTCTTTTGCGTAATTGATCATATCCGCTGAACGATCAATACCGTGTTTTTCTACGTCAGATGTTACAGTGTTAAGGTGATAACCCGTTCCACATGCAACATCTAACCAATTTGTTTTATTTTGTAGTAAGTTCTCTATTATGTTTATTTCAAACTTAGTGTGTTGATAGTGTGTCTCATCTAAAAGATACAGATTATTATATACATCTGCATATTCTTTTGTGTAAGGCTTACTATACGACTTCTCCGTTTTCACGTATAAACTCCGTATCTCCACCTACAGTATCAAATAGTTTCATCCATAGGCTCTTTACAGGAGAGTATATCACACCGTGTTTATTCTGTCCATAGTAATATTTACCATATGATACTAGTGGATCAGCAAATGTTTTAGTCACTAACCATTTAATAACAGATGACTTACGCATCAGTGGAACAAGTACTTCTGCTACTTTGTAATATCCACGACGATTGCGTTCAGTCATATGTTCATCACGATAGCGGCGTACAACTTCATCCATTGTACCATCACCGTAACGGGCTTCTAGCATGATGAAGCAGCAGCCACCGCCACCTCCTCCACCGCCGCCGCCACCGCCGCCGCCGCCTCCACCTCCTCCTCCACCTGAAGAGGATTTTTTAGTGGTAGTAGTGGTAGTAGTTTT